CAAGGAAGAGATAGATACTTTAGTTATTAACTCACAGTATTGGATTAAGAAAAAGTAGAAAGCCCCACTCGGAAGGGTAGTGAGGCTCTCTTATTATGACCGGAGAGAAAGGTTAAGAACCGGTCAATGCTTAGATCGTATCAGTAATACCTTGAATAATCCACTCCACTACAGGTACTGCAACTGCGTTGCCCATCTGTTTATATCTATGGGTATCAACTTGGTCTGCTGTCCAGCCATCAGGAAATCCTTGTAATCTTTCACACTCTAGCGGCGTAAGTCTACGCACCTGTAATCCATCGGTCTGTAAATGTCCACCTGCCGCTGATTCTGCATTTGCACCTTTATAAAATCTTGCTTCTAATGGTGAAGCAACGTTAGCTACCATCGGCATATTGTTTCCACCAGTTCCCATCCTTGCTTGTAAGGTATTGATCTTATCATCTTGTAATCGTATATCAGCAACTCTATTACCATAAAATATAATAGTAGTAGCTCTTGTATCTCCGTTATCAAATGCGTTCATAGTTGGTACTACCCCCCCCTGGACCCACGTTTCATAGTCTTCACTGTTCTGCGCTCTTCTACTTTTGTTCCACCACAAGTTTATTTTCTGCGACATACTGGTTGCCAACCCCCTTATAGTCTCGTGCTTGTAGTGTCCCCACTACTACATTATCTTCAGGTCTTTTGTATGAGGTAGCAGTTAAGGTTGCTGGTCCTTCTGTGTAGCCTGCGAAACTTGATTGACCAAAGCTTCTTGCAGTGCTGGTGGCAGTGTCTTGCCCCGCCTGTTTGCTCTGCGTAGTATTCCTTCGCAAGCCTTCGGACTTAAATAATACTTCTGCTGAACTGAGTCCGTCTCCAGTACGTCTGCCAACGATGAAGACACGCCTTCTCCTTTGGGGAACTCCGAAGTGCTGAGCATCAAGCACCCGCCAGGCAAGGCTATACCCGATGTCGGCCATCGTTCCAATGACCACTCCAAAATCTTTTCCTTTGTTTGAGGTAAGAAGACCAGGGACATTTTCAAGGATGAACCACTCAGTTTTCGTTTCTTCAATAAGTCTTGCAATTTCCCAGAATAATCCGCTTCTTTCTCCAACAAGACCAGCCCTCTTTCCAGCCACGCTAAGGTCTTGACAGGGAAATCCGCCTGTGATAATTCCTCTACTAGGTTCAAATCCTGCTCCAATTAAATCACTTCCTTTCACATCTGTTATGTCGGAGAACTGTTTAGCATTAGGGAAATGCTTAGCCAATACCTTTTGGCATTGCTTGTCTATCTCAACATTAGCTACAACCTCTACCCCATTACGCTCCATCGCCAGGTCAAAGCCACCGACACCGGCGAATAGAGATACACCTGTCAATTTCATTTAGTAATAGTTGTGTTTAAGGAAGAAGTTGTAGGCTCGGCACGGTGATTTATACCGTTTATCAATGTATTTAAGGCCTCGTAAGATTTGGAATTCAGCTCTACTATCTTTCTCTCTAAGGAGTTGAGCAATTCCGTAAGCACTTGATCCTCGTTGGTTCTTTGCATAGTTGTCAAACCTGCTCTCACGGGTCCAAAGGGCGAGTAAGCACTCCCACTCTTTTCCTTGCCACCCGAAACCAGCCGAAGCGTAGTCCTTTGCGAGCTTTCTATTACGATCTTTCTCATCTTTTGTTGCCTTCCTATTCTCTATTACACCATCAGGTATTCTACCTGCTGTGGTTGGTGGAAATAATTGGTTATGCCCTTGTGTCAGTAAGGCTAGTGTTGCCATCAAGATCAAGCCATTTCTTACCCATCTTTTCATCAGCCATCTTCTCCTCTTCTAGGAAAGAGCGATACGCCTCAGGGTAGGTGTTAGCTAACCTAGTGAACGCTCTCTGCCTAGCTCGTTGGTAATTGCGCTGGCGAACCGCTTGATCGGCCGCACTTTGTAATCTCTTTTCTAACTTACTCATTTACTCCATCTCTCTATACAGTCAGCTATTGTAGCAAGGACTAGTGGGGTTATCTCCACTCCCTCTACGATAGGTTTGGCATCTTCTTCGGTGGTTAGCCACTCAGATACCTTCACCTTGCTATCCTTAGGACTATTACGATACCACTTTAAGGCCTCTATGGGGTCTTCTCCGCCCCATATGGCTATATCCTGGCTATCTGATACCTCATAGAAGGTAATCCTTCTCTGTTGATCGTTAAATAGCTCCACTATATTACCCATCTTCTCTCTCCATCTTCTCTAGTAGGTATGGGATAGAGAAATCTCTCATATCCGGTTCATCACAAGCATACTCGCAGACATCTTCCCAAACCTCTCTCGTTATCTTTCTCTCTAGGTTGGTCTCTATGTCCTCTTTTGTATACCATTGGATAGCTAAATCAGCTTCCAAAGGTAGATCATTTAACAGTTCTAGTGCCTGTTTAACTTTCACTTATTTCCTCACTTTCTGTTGCACAGGTTTCCCAAAAATCATCTATACTCATTTGATCTTGTAAGTATGCACGAGCATTTGCCTCTGCTTGTTCCGAATCTTCAGCTTTTAAGAAGTAATGCACGGAAAAAACAACCATATATTCTTTAGACATTTGCTCTCTCCTTCTCTTTCTCTACCGCCTGGTTCATAAGGCAATCATCGCAGGCGTAGCCGCCATCGTAGCTGTTGTACCACTCAGCTTTTGTTATCTCCCACCCGCAGAATTGGCAGATGTCTTTCATCGCATTGCCTCTCTCTCTTTTGCTAGTTCAATCAACCGTTCGGCTGATCTTGTTATCTCTCGCATATAACTTAGGCAATCACACTCACTTATTGGCACTAGGTGATCGCCACAAATGGCCGGTGTAGCTTTCATTACTCTACCCCCACCATCTTTAGATTTTCGTTGGTGTAGTGGTAATGGCATAAAGCTATGCCATCCGCTATCTCAACCTCTCTCTCACATTTGTTGCATTTCATACTCTCTCCCTCTTTCTCTTTTGGTTGTTCTCTTCCATTAGATTTTAATGAAAGACTAACACCGCCTATCATAGGTGATAAGCGGGGCTAGTCAAGCATTAACTCGCCTTCCTTATCTCCTCTCTAAACATCTCCCCCGCCTGCCTTTTGGTGTAGTCATAATAAGATCGGGTTAGCAAATACTCGCCCGCTCTCTCTCCCACAAACGCAGACAAGACCCACGCCCCCGCCTGATTTCTTTGGTATGTAATAATCATCTTGCGCCCTCGCTCTCTCTCTCTTTCTCTTCTAATCGTCTTACTCTTGCCATCCCGTCAAGGTGAAAGCTGACGAGCTGATCAGCTAACCAGGCAATGCCGCCGGCGAGGAAGAAAAAACCAATAACCCAAGCAAAGCTGAAAATTAGATCGGTTAGCATTAGTAGCCACACTCGTCCCTTGATTGAATTACCGTGGCACAGTATTCCCAAACCTTAGAGCCTTCTTCTACATCTCTTCTAGCCCCATCAAACCAATCTTGGAAACAATAAGTAATTGAGAGAATATCTGCCCCCTCGTGCTTGACCTCTAGAAAATCGCTTGGACCACCCCAAGACAATTCAATTTTGGTTAATTGATAAGTGCTAACCGCTAATGGGTAGTTGTTCCACTCTCCATTTTGGTCCCCATCGTAATAATGCTCTAGAGGGTGGATAACGCTTTCTTCTAAGTTTTCTAGTTGCTCGTCAATTCTAGCCTCGCAACTTTTTTCCTTTGTCTCGTTCATTTGTTGCCCTTCCTTTCGTTTGCTGACCTCGTCAGGTGGTGCGATACACCACGACCCCCGAAGGGGTTTCGGTCTAGTTAAATAATTCGGGATAAAACTCTTTCACCTGAAACCAAAAGTTTTGGGCGATCTCGTCGGGATTGTAAATGTCTTCCATATCTCCGCAGACGGTGTCAGCGTTTAGATCATTAAATCCAAAACAACCGTTCGCATTTCCAAATGCAATAAATTGCTCTTCGGTTAATGAAGGGTGCTCAACACTAATAAAGTGAAACCCTTCGGATATCTTCCAACCTTTTGGGGCAGTTTCTTCTAGTTTTAAGTGCATTTCGTTAAGTGTTGGGTATTTTAAATCGGTATTCATTATTTAATCCTTTCTATTTCGTAGGTTGTTTGGCTTGTTTCGTAGTCTTCTGCGTTTTGGTCGTAATCCATTGGCTCATCTATTTGTAATAAAATCGCATTTTCTAGGTTTGCCAATTGATCAGCGTTTAACTCTTTATCGGTGGTAAAAGTAATCTCTACTTTGTATTGCATTAGATTTCCTTTTGAACAAAATCGCAAAGAGCGCAGGCGTTTTCTTTTGTATCAAAAGAAACATTTATTTGGTGCTGATCAAATGACCAACAGGATTTTTCAATTGTTCCATCAGCGAAAAACTTAAAAAGAAACCAATTAGAGCCAACTTTTATTTTCTTTTTATCGCTTAGCGGTGAGAATAAATCGGTTTTCATTTTCTTACCTTCCTTTATTGAGGACTTTCCCCAATAGGTAAAGGGTAGCAGAAAATCTGCTCGTCTATCATAGGTTTGAGGTGTTTCTTTTGCTCAGCTCGTTGCTGCCGTTTGCCTCAGCTCGTCAAAACCAGGCGCAAAAACCGGTTTTCAGCTACAGATCAGAGCAAGGTAGCAGGGGCGAGCTTTAGGCGTAGCCCCACCAAAAAGGCAGGGAAGGACAGAAAAGAGAGGGGCGAGGTTGGCCGTAGAGGGCGATTAGTGGAAGGGGAAGGGGTAAGAGGTAGGGCAAATTAAGGGGGCAAAGGGTTTGGGGTTGGTTGATTGGTTGGTCTTGATGGCTTTGGTTTGGGGTCATTAAAAGATGGGGGAGAGTGCCACACCCTGCCCGATATGGTGTCCGCCCTGACTTGTTAGTTAAATCCCTCAGACCTTTAACAATCTGCCACCAACTCACAGCAATACACGCTCAACCGTTGGCATAATCTCCTTAGATTATGCGCTCACACGCTCACCGCCCCACAAAACCGACCCCCCTATGCTTAATCTGAAATGCGATGGATGTATATACCCCAAATAAATATTTTGACTAAAGTGAAGCTACCCCGTATATGTCCGTAATGTCCGATTTGATATACTTTGTAAGTGAGGTTCGTCACATTTAGAAAGATTTTTTGTGTAAAAACGGGAATTCAAG